CTGATAAAGATTGGAGTAAAGGTGAATTATACCAAAAGTTGGGCTTCAAGAAAATTCATGAAACTATACCTGATTACAAATATTTAGTTAATTTTAAAAGGATTCACAAATCTAATTTTAAAAAATCCATCACAGGCATTTCAGAATCTAATTTAGATTTACCAAAAATTTGGGATTGTGGGAAAATTAAGTGGGAACTTAAAGAAAATTAAACATTTAGAGTTTCATAGAAATAAACATATTAAAAGTGAATTTTTTCTATTTTTTATTTTTAATCAAAATAACTCTCACAGGAACAATAAAAATGTAGATATATACATTAAAATTCGATGGTTTTTTATGATCCTCACAAGAGAAATTAAAGTAAGAGTTAGTGAGTCCAATTATCAGTATTTCGATGATTTAGGATATGAAATTTCTATTGGGGATGAACTAAGCATTCCAGTAGAACTTTTATCAAAAGGTTCTCACCATAAAATAAAGTGTAAATGTGATTCTTGTGGAATTGAAAAGGATGTTATCTTTAAAAATTATGTTAAATATGATAATAAGTGGGGATTTTATTATTGTAGAAAATGTTCTGAATCAAAAAGAAAAGAAACTTTAAAAGAAAACCACGGTGTTGAATATCCAATTCAAAACAAAAAAATTTATCAAAAAATGAAACAAACCATATCTGAAAGAAAAAAATAGATATGGAATACAAGATAAATTTACATACTGAAATTAATAATATACAAAACTTCCAATCAGTATTGGAAAAGTGGAAAGATTATAAATCTTGTATTAGAGATATTAAGATTAATACAGTATTAGGTCAAAAGTGTCTTTATGAAATTGAAGATATTAATCCACCACTTCTCTGTGATTTCTCAAATAACCATGATAACTTGTGGATAATGAATCTCAATGAAAGTGCAATTTCAATTTCAAAAATGAGTTTTAAAATTGATACAGATTTAACAATATTAGAATTAAAGATAGATTATAAAGTATTAGATACTAAAATGGGAAAATTAGTATTCGAATTACAAAACCATGGAATACCACTCACAATTAATCCGAAAGTTATGAAATGGGGACTTAATAAATCTCCACAAGTTGTTGGTTTTTATATCGATAATGAGAAAGTATCAACTTATATAGCCGCTTAGAATTCAAATTCTCCAGCTTCACCTCCAGCTTCTCCACCAGTTTCCGGAGCGGCCGGAGCTTCAGGAGTTGTTTGTGCACCACCGGCTTCAGGAGTTGTTTGAGCACCACCCATTTCACCACCTTCTGATTCAGCACCACCTTCTGGACCAGCACCACCACCAGCGGATTCTTTGAGCCAATATTTCTTGTTTTCTTCTTTTTCTTCTGGTGTTAATTTTAAAACATGATCAATTAAATATTCAATGTGGAAATAAGGCTGACCATCTGATTTTTGAATACCATTAAGTGTGCCTAAAATTTCAGCTTTCTTAGAAAGGTTACCTAACTTTTTCCACTCTTCAAATAATTGATTAGAAATAAATTGGATATCAACTTCATTCATAAATCTTTCATCATCCTTTAATTCCGGAAATTCAACTAACATTTGAAGCTTTAGTGGTTTAACCACAATCTCTTTAAAGTTAGAACGTAATCTCATAACAAAATTGCCAAACTTTGCCTCATCACGAGTCATCTCAGCAGCATCAGCAAAAACATTACCACCACCATTTTCATCACTTTGAAAACGCTGAACAGGAATTTTAGAAGCTCTTTTTAAGATATTGAAGAACCATTTTAATATATCATCCTCATTCAAGTTATGACCAGCACCAGCATTCATTATTTCCATTGTTGGTGTACCAGCATCTCCTTCAGGAAACCAATATTGTTTATTATATGATAAATGTTTCTGTCCATTGATTCTTAAAGTACCAAGTGTATCATCCCACTCAACTTCTTCTGAATAATCCTGAATAAGTTGACCTATTTGTTCTTCAGCTCTTTGCCTACCCAAACCTTTAGTAGGAATTACAAATTTTTGGTAAAGTGTAGCATTAACAAGATTAAACATAATCTTAGTTTGCTCAATAATCTTCAATTGATTATAAGGCTTAATCAATCCCTCAATATAAGAAGTTTCAGAATAATCATTCTGAGATGAATATGAGATAAAAATGATCTGTGAATCTAAGAAAATTCTTCTCAATTGTGGATCTTCTGGATATTGAATCCAAAGATGTCCAATAGAGGGTTCAAAAGCCGGAACCAATGTCTCAGGTCTGAGACGATTGAATCCTATAATATTCTTTTTCTTATCATCCCAAATAATCTCCTGAGCAATATAACCATCAATCAAGAAATCTTTCATCAAAATCCAAGCAGATACAGAGTCAGCAAATCCATAACGGTTATAAATCTTTTCAAAATACTCTTGATACTTATCTTTTATATCTTGTGAGTATTCATTCGGTAACATTTTTGGAGAACAAAAATCCTTATCAGAATAAATTATACATTCATCACAAACCGTTGAAACAAAATCACGAATCTCATCTTTAATTGAGTACTCTCTTAAAATTCTTCTCTTATCAGCATAAGAACGATCTAAATAAGGTATTGATTTTCTATTTAAAATTGAAGCAACTGCGCGGCGACTAAAGAAATCGTACATTGAATTTCCTTGTTGTGAATATGGATCCTCATTAATGCCAACACCAACTTGGTTTCTCATAATCATATCATCATAATTCATACCCCAAGTCGATAAATTCCTCAATATTCTAGAGAATAAACCACGATTTTCCACAGCAGAATTCGTATTATATTGAAATTGTCCCTGGTTATTTAATGGATTATATGAACTCATATTCTATCTTATCTTTTTTAATATCTCTATTTATTTTAGTACAGAGTGGCTGTAAATTTGTATAATGGTTAAGTTTAATAATCTCTTCCTCACTTTGAGCATTAGATAGTGGTATTACATGGTCAATGTCCCATCCCATATTCAACTCACCTGTATAGATACCTCGGTTTTCCCAGGTCATCCAGTTTTCAAACTTTGACTCTAAATAAATTTTAAATTCATCATACGAGCATCCTAATATTTCTTGTGTTTTAGATTTTTTGGAATATCCTGATTTATAAAAAGAGTTATTTATCAAATTCCTAATATTAGTGACCAATCTGAATATGACATCATTCTGACGCCTTTCAGATAATTGTTTATTCCTTTTGTCTTTGTTTTCACTCTGATACTTTTTCTGATATTCTAATTTTTTACCCCTATTTTTCTCGTAATTTGTAACACTTTTCTCAAGAATTACTTGCTTGTTTTCTTGATAATACGTTTTTTTATCATTTTTTAATTTTTCAACATTATTCAATATCCACAACTCGATTTGTTCTTTTATTCTATCTTTGTTTCTCTCTCTATACTCTTTTGCATTCTCTCTATTATTTTCCCTATATAATTTACTACACTCTTTACAATTAGTTCTACGACCATCTTTAGATGATTTATGTCTGTTAAATAAATCTAAATCCTTGATAGTATCACACTTGCTACATTTTTTTTGACTAATCATAGAAATTTTCAAAAATTTTAAGATATATATAAAAAATCCGCTCTTCCTATAAGATTACTCTTTAGGGAACTCGCCTAAAAATGCTAACAATTCTTCTTTAAAGGATTGATATCCTGGATCATTATTTAAATCCTTTACTAAACCATCAATTACCTTTTGAACGATTTCACGTCTTTCATCTTCGGTTTTATCAGTTGAAATTCTCTTTTTAGTTTCAGCTTCTAATTCTGGAAGATATTTACCTTGAGTTTCTTTTCTTTTTTGTTCGATTCTTTCCTCTTCAGCTTTTTCATAATCTTGTCTAGCTTTAGTTTGAGCAGCCAACATATCTTTGTACTCAAGCTCTTCAAATTTTCTTAAATGTTTCATATTATTATAGTCGTATTTTATTGTATATATTAATTCTTAAATTATGGTTTTCCATACTTTCTCACCGAAGATTGCAAGCGAGAGATATGATCTTTCAAAACATCATATTTCTCAGTCATATCTAAATTAACATCATAGAACTCACTCAATATAGCCTTTGTCATTTCTTGATGACGACTTTCTTTTGTTAGTAATTTAGTTTCCCATATTTCCATTAATTTCTTTGGATCATAGGTGTTCTTAGGATATGAAGAATAAAGAAATCTTGGTAGTAATTCTAAGTTTATTCGATGTATCTGTTTGATTTGAGCCACATTATATTCCTGAATAGAATATTCAAATCCATATTTAAGTAATTCAGAATACATTCCTTTAAAATTAACTTGGATAAAATCATTATTTTCAAAATTCTTTTCAGTAATAAATTTGTCAAAAATTCTACTTCTCAATTCAAGTGGAATAAAATTAAAATTAACACCAAGAACAATAATCATATTAGAAAACTTTCTCCAATCACAACAAAAAATAGGCGAATAACGCATCCAATTGGAATCATCCATATAATATAAGTGATAAAATCCTCCAGCACTAATATCTTCCTTAGAAATAGACTCACAATCTATCTCCGATTTGGAATATTTATCATACATGAAAATTGTATTATTACGATAATAATCTACCAAATCAGTTCCATAAACTAATTTATTTAATTTAACTCTTTCTTCAAGTGCTCCCATTTACAATATATATTATATGTTAAACTCGAAACCAAACAATACCAATTATCATCAGGGAAATTATATTCCAAAATTCAAAGACAAAGTGTTAAAACTAAACTCTCAAGGTGGAATTTATTATAGAAGTTCTTGGGAAGTTAAGATAATGACCTGGTTAGATAATAATCCTAAAATAACTAAATGGGGAGCGGAATCTATTACAATACCCTATCAACTAACTCACTATGAGAAAAACGGAGATATAAATCTTAAAAGTCACTGCTATTATCCGGATTTCTACTACGAAATTGATAGTGGTAATGGAATTACTAAAAAAGTAGTAGCTGAAGTAAAACCTATGAAAGAGTATTTAATGGTTCAAAAACTTCAAGAAATGAAATTATCTATTCCAGAAAATGTTACCTTGAAAAAATTGAAAAATTTTGAATATGATTTAAAAATGGCTCAAAAAAATTCAGAAAAATGGAAAACAATGATTAAATTCTGTGACAAAAAAGGATGGGAGTTTATCATCATCACCGAAGATCACCTTAAAAAAATGGGGCTACTATAAGATAAAAGAGAATAATTATTTTAATTATAGAAAATACTAAATCGTATTTAGTCCTGAATATCCAATAACTAATAGATTTGGAAAAGGAAAGAATCAACAAAATAATTGAAAAATATTCCCATCTAGTAAATAAAAGTGCAAATAACCAAACCCAGTAAAAAATAATATGTAGATAATAAATTATATCAAACATAATCCATTTTTTATTATCATACATAATTAACTTCTGTTCGACATTTTTCTGTAAATGTGAACGATTTATTAAATAGTAAAAAGTTGAAATAATAAAAAAGAAAGCTATAAAATTCATACTTTAAAAAAAATTTCTTCTGTCTTCACCAGATTATTCATCTCATATTCCATCAAACGAAGTGACCATTTATCCTTCACAAGTTCAAAAAGAGTATCAGAAATGAAACATTCTATCAAAGTTCCAGTGATTCTATCATACTCTTGTGGTATTAAAGACTCACTCTTACGAATTTTATATATCTCATTCAGATACTTCTTGTGAGAATCCTCACTTAGATGTATAGAACAACCATCGGGTCTAATACCCCAACCTCTTTCAGATTCCTCCCACCTCTGGAAATAACAACGATTCATAAAGTATTGTATCTTCAAAATAGCTAAAAGTTTACATACTAAAACTCCATTTCTTAAGCCCACAACCCCATATCCTATGATATTTTAAATTTGTTAGTATCTTATTTTCTGATAACTGAGAATCATATCCCATCTCAACAAGTCTCTTCTTATTAAAATTAAATCTATGCTTTCTAACATCACCAACAACTCTCCAATAATTAACAGGAGTATTGTGTTCAAATTTAAATCCTAGTTTCTCATACATATCACCATCAAAGATAGAAGAATCACTATAAGATTCTATTATATCAAATTTATAATTATTAATATAATACTTGAATAGTTTAGAAGATCCACCAATTACAGAAAAATTTAACTTATTACAAAATCTAATCAATTCTATATTCTTTCTTTTTTTACCAAAAATCATTAAACTAACCAAAGAATCATTATAATATAAACCTAATTTTGTTGTAGAGTTACTATAACCCTGAATATGATTTTTATTTAAAAAATCCCGAACAATATTAATATCATTAACTTCTCTAACTTCACACTTTCTCGCATATATCTTATTTTCTATCTTAGAAAGTTTATTTAGTATTATTGACTTAATAATATTCTTTTTATAAACCCAATCATCTTCCCAGATATGAGTTAAACTAATTCCAATTTTTTTACACAAGTTAGTCTTATTTAAATGATAGTATTTATCTTTAAACAACTCAGAATGCCAATAAACACCATTAAACTCAAAAGCTAAATTTAAACTTGGTATGTAAATATCCAACGAAAGCGGTGGTATTACACTATACGAATTGGAAATAAATTCCACACCACATTCTCTTAAAAAGTTACTAAGTTCCAACTCTCTTCCAGATGATAATTGGTCTATTGGGTTACAATTAGTACAAATAATATTATCATTTCTGGTTCTATCATTTAATGTTCCAATAAAAATACTAAATTCACTATTACATCTTCTATGTAATATTTTAAAATTTCTATTTGGTAAATATTCCAAAATATCATAATCATCTGATATCATATTTCTATGTTTTTCAATTGAATTCAATTCCTTGAATTTAATTTCAGAAATTAACTCCTTAATAACCGCAGATTTTGAAACATTATCAACACCATATTTATCTATACAAGTTTTTTTGTATTTATCTTTATATTCATCTGTTTTAGAATAATGGTCAACACCATATTTTTCCAGAATTGAACCTTTTAAAAGATTCTTAACTAAATCTGATTTCATAGGATTATCAAATCCATACTTTGCAATGTTTGTTTTTTTTGACTTTATACCCTTACAAGAAATACAATAATATGATTCTGAAAACCCCTTAGTATAACTGAAATAAAATCTATATTCCATAGAAACTTCTATATCACAATTGTCACATTTACAATTAACAATAACTGGAGATCCAGATTTAAGATGATTGGGAGTAACATTAAACTCTTTACCAACCACCACATCATATCCTAACTTTTTATAAAAAGAATAATTTCTAGCGTGTCCCTTCACAGTGACAAATTTATCAGTAATCATATCAGTAGTATATATAAATCATGTTATACTCCCCTTAGGTATTATTCTTTATAAGGAGTGTAATCCCTGACCATCATTTGATCCCTCAAGCGATATTAGTCTAATCAGATTATCAGAATCACCCTTCTTCTTATAAATTTCGTTGAATCCCTTAGCTATTCCTCTTTTGAAAACTTCGGTAAAGTAAGCAAAGGCATTGACCGATTTTTCTTCATTAAAATTATACCAGTTTTGATACATATCTAAAAGGCCAGATTGATAGCAATCTAACTTATCATCGTTATTCCAGTATCTCATTTTTTTGATTGTTTCTTTGCCAAGCAATTCCAACATTTTCTCAGCTTTTCTTGTTAATTTTCCTTGTGATTTTGATACAAGAATTTCAACATAGAGCTCTTTGTTATTTAGGTACATTCATAAAGCATTATTTTTTAAGCACGAATCTTATTAAGATGCTTTCATGTTATATATCAATTATCATGACGAGTTTTAAAAAGGCACAGAAAAACCTCGAAAAATTTCGAGGTTTTTTTTTATTAAAGTTTTTTTATTAAAGTTTAATTCTTTCTTTGTATTGAAGTTCTTTTACAACCTTTAAATCAGTATCAAGATTTTTCTCTCTTTTTTGAAGATTTACTAAAGCTTCTTTAAGAACTTTAGTTTCACCTAACATTTGAAGAGATGCTTTAACTTTACTGATATTGAAGTGAACATCTTCTAATTTAAGAGTAATTTCTCTTTCTTTATCTTCAAGTTTCTTTTTGGTAACAACCTCTTTGTTTAACTTATTCTCATAGAAATATGTTAAATCAAAATTTAACTCATTTCTAACTTCATTAACTAATTCGAGTGCTGATTCATATTTAAAGAAGGAATAACCATATCTTTCGTCACATCTGTAAACAAAAAGGCTATTTTTATAGTTGAAAGCAAATACTTCTAATGTAGGATTAATCAAATTAGAAACTCTTTTAACTACATCCAACTCAACAAAAGAATCTAAGTTCTTAGAAACTTCTTGAATCAAAGGATAGAAATTTTTATTTACAATAGGAATAACAGGAGATTGGAAAATATTCTCAAGTGTTGATTCTTGATTCAATTCATCTTCATTGATGAAGATACCTTTTTTAGCAACACCCAAACCAACAGTTAAATACTCAGAAATTCTGAAATCAATTCTTTCTTCATTAATTGAACAGAATTGAAGAGCTGTCTGTAAAGTTCTTAAAGTTCTGAATCTAGCTTCATCTTTAACGTGATTTTCAAGAAGAGTTTTATCAACAACATTCTCAGTCAAAAGGAACCAAGAATCTTTAATAAAAGCAATGTGTCCATCTTCAACCTGCTCAACAATTGTATAAACAGATTCAGCTTTACCACCACTCAAAAGATTAGTTCTTTTTTCAGGAGATTTAGTTAAGTTATGAACAAATAATTTAATTTCTGGAACCCAGTCGTAAATAGCCAACTCATTAAGAACTTTTGTCATTCTATCTTGATCTGTTTCAAGATTAATAGTTTGCAAAAGAACATTCAAAGGTTGTCTGTAAAGTTCTCCTTGGTTTCTTGAATTGATAACGTTATAAAGGTTTTTCAATTCATATAATAATTCAAACTGAACCATATCAGCATTTAGCGACTCTAGGAAAAGTTTTACTTGCTTATCATATGTATAAGGCTTCAATCTCTCATTTAAAGAGTGAATCATTTGCTTTTCTGCAAAATCACTATGTCCATTCAAATGACCCTCAATTATATAAGCCACATCTGACTGTTCGAAAGTCAAGTTCTTTTTAAAGTTGAAAAGCTCAAGTTTTAGATTCTTCATATCTTAAAAATTTATTTTTTATATACTATATATTACAACCAAAAAGTGTATTTTTGACTATTTTGTTATTTATTTTGTGACAATCCGCCCAGATTTGCATTAGGATTATCAGGTCTTGGAGAACCAGTTCTTAATGCAATAATATTACCAAACCAACGACCTCTATAAGGAGTCACTTCAACATTCGTAAGGAATGCTGGATAATATGTCTGAACCTCTAATGAAGCTGTCAATTTAATTGTGTTATCACTTTTCAAATTCTTTTCCCTAACAATCTCAATTCCATTATTATCCGGCTGTGTCATTAAAGCATCAATATTCATATAATTATATTCAAAATACATATACTTATAAAGCCAAAGTGTATTCATAATAGCCTGAGAACATTTGAAAACATCCACCTCACTTTTTAAAAGAATTTGTAAGTCATAAGTAGCAGTAATAGGAATCGCTCTTACTTTATTTAAAGTTCTCTTTACCTCAACATTATCTTCAATAACATTTCTTAACCAAATATTGGGATTTCTAAACTCATCAGAACGAATAACCCAACTAGATAAAGTAATGTGTCCCCTCGGAATTTGATCAGTATTCAAATCAACAAATCGATTAGTTGATACAACATCATCAGTAAAAGAATCTAAAAGAAATCTATCATCACCAGTTAAAGAATAGTAAAAAGGAACATCAACATCAACATCACCAGAAGTAAACCTATTTTTCCATTTAATCCTGCCCTCTAATGTATCTAAAACACATATAGTAAGGTCACGAAGAAATACTTCATCGACATTGTATTTTTCACCTATCATAAATTATCATAAATTATTTTTTCAAAATCATTTATCTTTTCATATGAAATTCTAATCAGATTAAGACTTTTTTTCTTACAGAATTCATATCTCTGTCCAAATTTATCCTTTGACTTTCTAATAAAATTTTGACAATTAATTAATCTTTCACCTATCATTATCATATATATTAGAACTTAAATCTTTCATTATGTCAATTCAAAATTTATTACTCTGGGAAAAATGGCGTCCAAAAACATTAGAAGATACTATACTTCCTGAACGTATAAAAAAACACTTTGAAAATGGTGTCACTAAAAACTATATTTTCTACGGAAACTACGGAATAGGCAAAACAACTTTATCTAGAATTTTAATTGGCAAATACTCAAAGGATAAAGCTTTCTTAGAAATAAACTCTTCTTTATATACATCTATCGATGTTCTTAGAAGTGAAATAGAAAAATTCTGCAAAACCGTTCCAATGTTTGATTCAGAAGATCCAATCAAATATGTTTTCTTAGATGAATTTGAAAGAGTTTCACCAAACTATCAAGATGCTTTAAAAGCATTCATCGAACAATATCATCACAATGTTCGATTTATCTTAACCACAAACCACTATAATAAAATATCAGATGGTATTAAATCAAGGTTTACCGCTATTAACTTTGATACACAAAGTCCTGAGGAAGAAAAAATAGTTAAAAACGGAATCTTTAAAAGAATAACAGATGTTGTTTGTCCAAAAGAAAACCTAACCATAGAAAAAGAGGTTCTTATTTCTCTAATCAATAAGAAGTATCCTGATATACGTTCAATTTTCGTTGAGTTACAAAATATTAAAGATACTGGTGAAGTTTCATCTACTGGCTCAAATGTAAACAATAAACTAAAATTAGATACATATAATTTAATTTATGATAAATCAGCCGACTATGAAAAAATTTATCACTTTCTTATGACACTATATGGTGCAGAGAAAATCGATATACTATTTCAAATACTTGGAAGGACTTTTATCGAATGGTCCCTACAAGAAGGCAAAAATGTAGATAAGCTTTTTAAATGTAATTATGTTATATCAGATTACCGTTCAAAATTAGATTCACAATCTGATCCAATAATTCTTGGAATGTCCGTTATCGGTAAGTTAAGAGATATTTTACTTTGATTCTATCCATTCTATCATCTTAGGTAAAAAAGCATCATCAACAAGATAATATTCTTTACAAACAAAAGTTATTTCTTGTTCACCGATTTCTTCCATATCACCATCTTGATATCCCTGAACAATTTGATACATGCTATCCATAGCATCTTTTTTAACTCTCTCTGTCATAACTTTCTCAAAATCATCTAAATTCATTTTTGGAATCCAGATTAAATCTTTTCTTAATTCCTCTTGTTCTATATCAGGAGAAACAGAATATTTCTCTGGATTTTCCCTAACTTCGCCTAA